TAAATAGCCTCGCAGCATTGGCTGCATTGGGTTACATGGCAAGTAAAGGTTTTGGTGGCAACAAAGGTTCTACCGAATCCCCAGCAAGCAGCCCGCAATCCACCCCATCAGAGCCAACCGGTGTTGAGGGTGGTGATCAATACATGGGCGATGTAACAGGCGTTGAGGGCGGTGATCAATTCATTCCCCAAAAAACCGTGCGTAATGCAAGTGCTGCGCCAAAACCTGTTGCGAAAACCAAAACTCAAGGTGATGCGCGTGATCGTGAAGCCGGTATGAGTCGTGGTTCACGATCCAGCGATGCACGTGATCTTGAGGCTGGCATGTCGCGTGGAACTCAATATGGTTCTTCTGCTTATGCCACCCCAAGCTATACGGGTCAGGGAGGCGGCGGACGCGGAGGCCAAGGAGGCCCATCCGCATCACAATTGGCAATAGCAGATACGTTTAAACCACCAAGCAGTGAGCAAACTCAAGCTGGATTGGAAGCGGCGATGGGTGGAGGCCCCGGCTTAAAGGCTATGAATGTTATGGCTAAGAGCCTTGCGGGTGCTTCAAAGCCAGCAAAAACTGCTGCAATGCAAGCGTTTGAACGCGCACGAATGGCTGACAGAATGACTCCGGTTCGATCTTCAGCGGCTCCGACAGCTCAACAAGCTGGCCGTGAAGCCGTGACAAATCCTTTGGAGTGGGCAATGGGCCCAAAGAATTCCAGCATGAGCCGTAAAGCTCTTACGGAAGCTGACCCCAACGGTGGAGCCATTGGTTACCGCAAAGGCGGCGCAGTCAAAAAGATGGCTAAAGGTGGCCTGACATCAAACCCTACATCCAGTGCATCACGCCGTGGAGATGGAATCGCATCCAAGGGCAAAACCCGTGGAAAAATTTGTTAAGGAGATTGATATGAAAAATATGGTTAAAGAGCAACAAGAGCCAATGAGCGGGCCAGACATGGTTCGTCATGATGACTTCATTTCTGAACATGAGGTTGACAGCCACAAACATCACAAGCATCACTTTAAAAAGCATGCTGAAGATCACAAGCATCACATGGATCATGTTGAGGCTTTGTGCGGTGGTGGCATGGCTAAACGCGGTTAAAGAATCATCATGGCTGAGAAACACATGAGTCGGGCTGAAAAAGAAGCCCGTGAAATGATTGCTGAAGCAAAAATGCAAAAGGCGGTTGACCGCGCATATGACCGCGCAAATAAAACTCCTATTGCACCAATGCCTCAACCTGCACCTCCAATGCCTCAGCCAGCCCCTCAACCAGCGCCTCAAGCTGCGCCAATGCCTGCCACAGACCAAATGGGTAGCCCCACTGGCATGAAAAAAGGTGGCAAGGTATCCGCATCTAAACGCGCAGATGGTATTGCAACCAGAGGCCACACTAAGGGTAAATACTTATGATAGCAAGTCGCGGAATGGGTGACATAAACCCATCTAAAATTCCTCGCGGGGTACGCAAGGCTCGCCGAGATGACACTGACTTTACCGAATACTCTGAAGGCGGAAAGGTTGGCTTGTATGCCAACATTAACGCTAAACGCAAACGTATCGCTCATGGCTCAAAAGAAAAAATGCGCAAACCCGGTCAAAAAGGGGCTCCTACTGCGCAAAATTTTATTGAATCAGCAAAAACTGCGAAAAAATAATCATGGCAACCACCTCCGGTTTAACCTCATTCAACCTTGACCTAACAGAACTGGTTGAGGAAGCGTTTGAACGCGCCGGTGGTGAGCTGCGTAGCGGATACGATCTTCGTACAGCCCGCCGCAGTTTAAACATCATGTTGTCGGATTGGGCAAACCGTGGCATCAACATGTGGACCATTGAACCCGGCTCCATTAACTTGGTGCAGGGTCAGAACACATACGCATTGCCAACAGACACAGTAGACCTGTTGGAGCATGTAATCCGCACGGGCGCAAACATTGCAAGCACGCAGGCTGATTTGACCATCACGCGCATTAGTGTTTCTACGTATGCAACCATCCCAAACAAAATTCAACAGGCGCGTCCCATCCAAGTATGGATTCAGCGCTACAACGGGCAGTCAAGCCCTACAGGGTTAACTCTATCATCCAGCATCAGTGCCACTGATACGACAATTACATTGAATTCCACGGTTAGCCTGCCAGCTTCGGGGTTTGTTCAAATTGATAACGAAACAATTGTGTACGGATACATCACAGGAAACGTCCTGTATAACTGCTTCCGCGCACAAAACAATACCACTGCCGCATCCCATACATCGGGCACTGCGGTGTACTGGCAACAGTTACCAGCCATCACTGTCTGGCCCACCCCTGATAACGCGCAGCAATACCAGTTTATGTACTGGCGTTTGCGTCGGACTCAGGACGCGGGCGGAGGTGTCAACATCCAAGACGTTCCATTCAGGTTTGTCCCGGCTATGGCTGCTGGCTTGTCGTACTACATCGCAATGAAAATCCCGAGCGGAATACAGCGTTTGGATGTCCTAAAGCAACAATATGATGAGGCATGGCAAACAGCTTCGGATGAGGATCGGGAAAAGGCTTCGATTAGATTTGTGCCGCGCCAGCAGTTCATCGGGAGTTCTTTTTAAATGGGCAATCGGTTTGCTTCTGGCAAGAATGCAATTGCTGAGTGCGACCGCTGCGGACAACGGTTTAAACTCAAGGCATTGCGCCGCGAGGTGATTAAGACCAAAAATTATGAATTGCTGGTTTGCCCGGAATGTTGGGACCCAGATCACCCGCAGTTGCAATTGGGTATGTACCCAGTGGATGACCCGCAAGGTTTGCGTAATCCAAGGCCAGACAGAAGTTATTTGACATCGGGCCCTAATGGTTTACAGACAAGCCAAACAGGCGGTGACAGTCAGTCTGGTTATGGAACCGTTGAGGGCGGTAGTAGAATATTCCAATGGGGGTGGGCCCCTGTTGGCGGGGCAAGTTCTTTTGATGCGTCATTAACGCCAAACAACTTGCTTTTAAACGTGCAATTAGGCACAGTTACTGTGGTTACCACATAAGGAGTTTGACATGGCAAAAAGCGACATAAAAGAAGACATGAAGGCTGACAAAAAACAAGATGTCGCCCTCATCAAAAAAGCGTTTAAAGAGCATGATGCTCAAGAACACAAAGGCGGCAAGGGAACAACCTTGAAGCTGAAGAAGGGTGGCTTCACTGGTGGCGGCAAGCGCAACATCGACATGAAGACGATGGGCCGTAACCTTGCCAAAATTGCAGCTCAAAAGCGAGGCTAATCATGGCTACACAAATTAAACCTACAAAAAAAAATAGCCCCGCCATTCACCGTGGCGCAAACCGCGACAACTTGCCAGCAGATGATTATGCCAAGCCACATACTATGGACGGAAAATCAGTGCAAGCAAAAGAAAATCCCGGTCGTGGCCCTAACCGCAGTGTACTGGATGAGTATGATGTGAGCGTTGGCGCTATCAGCAGGTCCGCTGGAGATGAGAAAATCGAGACTGATGGCATTACCATGCGCGGTTATGGCGCTGCCATCAAGGGTATTAAGTCACGGGGCCCAATGGCATGAACTACACGGAATTGGTGACATCAATTCAAACATATACGGAAAATCAATTTCCGGATGTGTACATTGCTGACGGCCAAACTGTCAGCTTTGCTGATCAGCTCAATCGGATCATCGAACAGGCTGAACAGAAGATATACAACGTCATCCAGTTCCCATCACTTCGCAAGAACGTGACAGGGGTTGTTTCAAGTACAAACCCGTACCTGACATCCCCAACTGATTTTTTGTCTGTTTATTCTTTGGCGGTCATTGACTCACTTGGTAATTACACATACCTTTTAAACAAGGATGTAAACTTTATCCGTGAGGCTTATCCAAACCCAACTTCATCCGGGCTTCCAAAGTATTACGCTTTGTTTGGCCCGACAGTGACAAGCGGTTCAATATTGAATGAGCTGTCATTGATTATGGGCCCAACGCCTGATCAAAACTACAACACCGAACTCCATTATTACTACTATCCTGATTCAATTGTGCAAGCACCGATTGCATCTCTCGGAGCCATTACGGGTGGCAGCAGTTACTCCAGCGGAACTTTTTATGATGTTCCTTTGACTGGTGGTTCCGGGAGTGGGGCGATGGCAACCATTAAGGTTGTATCGGGTGTTGTTACAACCGTAATTGTGACTGTCGGCGGAAGCCAATATGTTGTTGGCGATATATTGACGGCCAGTTTAAACGGAGGCAGCGGGTTCTCAGTTTTGGTGGGTACGGTCACCAATCCCGGCGGCACATCGTGGCTTGGTGATAATTTTGATACCGTGCTTTTGTATGGTTGCTTAGTAGAGGCTTACACCTTCATGAAGGGTGAGGCTGACATGATTGGTTTGTACGATAAAAAGTACAATGAGGCCCTTCAGTTGGCAAAACGCCTCGGGGATGGTTTGGAGCGTCAAGATGCTTATCGCTCCGGTCAATATCGTCAGCCAGTTACCTGATGGGAGAATATTTTGGCTTTTACAGGGAACTACTCATGCAACGTTTTCAAAACTGGATTAATGAACGGTTCGTTCAATTTTACAAGCGGAACGTTCAAAATTGCTCTTTATACGAACGCGGCATCATTGGATGCAACCACAGCGGCCTATACTGCCGTTGGGGAAGTGACAAGCGGGGGATATACTGCTGGTGGTTTAAACTTGACAATAACTCAAGTGCCAACAATTGGTAACAGTGGCACAACGGCCTACATTAACTTTTCAAATGCGGTCTGGTCCGGTACAATTACCGCCCGGGGCGCATTAATTTACCAAAGCGGTAGCGGAAACCCCGCAGTATGTGTATTAGACTTTGGAAGCGACAAATCATCTAGTACAACCTTCACGGTACAATTCCCGGCAAATGGAAACACATCTTCAATTATTCGGCTCTCATAAGGACTTATCATGACAAAAGAACTCTCAAGCTGCGGCGATCACGCTGTTGTTACTGTGCAGTCTAACGTAACCGCTCCTGAAACTTTGGGCGTTGAAGGCGGCTACGAAGTAGTTTGCCGCGATGCTGATGGCAATATTAAATGGGAAGAAAAGTTCCCTAACTTGGTGGTTGCCGCTGGCAAG